AACAAAAATCATTGGGGTAGTCCCTGGTTCAGCAGGTGTATAGAAACTTTCATCTATAACGCTGACCTGTACTCCGGGTGATACTAAGTTTGCCATATTTGTTCTCCTGTTGAACTTATTATATGTATTTAGCAACGTTGCAATAAAAGTATCCAAAACACCTATTGAAAAAGGGCATTAAAAGGGTAGGTAAATACAAGTATGAGACCTTTATGCAAGTGCGGTAAAAGACCTGTTGCTGTTAATTATAAGAAAGGCAACAAGACTTTTTATAGAACCAAGTGCGATATATGTGTTCGCAACAAGGGTAAAGAACTGGGTGAACCAAAATGGTATCTTGCTGGTTATAGACAGAAAACCCATTGTGAAAAATGTAATTTCAAAGCCATATATAGAGAGCAAATGCGAGTGTTTCACCTTGACGGTGATCTAAATAACAATAGACCCAGTAATATGAAAACTATTTGTAGTAATTGTCAGATTGCTATGCAGAGAGAGGGGTCACGTTGGAAACAAGGCGATCTTGAACCTGATTTTTAAGATCTAATAACGTACCATTATTATCAATAGTCTGTGAAAACTTCGTATGTGCCCAGGCCCACTCAGATGCATGTACATCTTTAGGCTCAACACCAACATCTTGATATATTCTAAACCAGATAGGATCTTGTCCACGTTTTACACGCCAAACTTCTCCGTTTATTTCGTATAACATTTTTGCTTCGTTAGGAAAACGTACATCTGGTATTACAAAGTTTGTATTAGGATTATCTATAATGTGCTTTTTAGTAAGACTTACCCAAATGCCATCGTAAAATCCATTACGCATACATTCTGTACCAAATTCTTGTAATACAAGTCTTGGTGTAATTTCTCTACCTGTTTCTTGTGTCCAATATTGGTCTATTTGCTCACGCCAATTCCTTGACTCATCAGTTTTGCCATCAAGTAATGTTCTATCCCAATTGAACATAACACCAACTGCGTCTTTTAGTTTGTCAGCAAATGATATCTTTACAAAGTTATGATTATCTATTAAATTTTGAGCGACTGTGTCTTTACCAGATCCAATTAAACCGCAAATGCCTATTAGCACAAATAATACTCCTATAAGTTTATTTTAAGTTATAGTATAGTATAAATTTATGCTTTTGTCAAGTACTTTTTAACCAATACTGAAACCGTAACCAACGCCACCTGCAACCTGTAATTTTAGGTCTTCTTCAAGTTTGTCCATTTCGGCTTGTGCTTCTGCTTTGAGTGCGTCACCATTAAGTGTTGATCCACCCTGTGGTCCTGCAATAGTGGCAAATTTACTTCTTGCTTCACCAAGCATAAACTTACATTTAGCAAGTGTATAATCTTTGATCCACTGCTTTGAAAGGTAGTCTGTAAGTATTTGGAAGTCTGGTCTATAGTTGTATGCTTGAATTAAAACATTTTCGCCTGTTCTTGGTCTTTGTAGAACAGTTAATTTTTTAGTTGCTGTGTTCCAAGTAAATTCGATAAATGAACCAAACATACGTCCTACAAGTTCTTGGTAACCAGCAAACAAATTGTATGTTGCTAAACCACCCATGTTAGAACTTGATAACAAGTAAGTGTTTGTGTAGGCTAAATTGAATGGCTCGAACATTGTGCCGCCATCGCCTCCACCTGTTCTTGAACCAATTGAACGTCTAAACATTTGACGGACTTCGACCACCTCATCTGGTAGTGTGTATTCATTCTGATCAAGTACCAGATCAAGAAACATATATGACTCTTCAACTGAATTATCACTTCTTTGACGGAATTTGTCAAATGATGCTCTAATTGCTATTTCGTAGTGTTCTGGATCAAGTTCAACATCAATCATGCCTCCGCCTAACATTGCGTTTACATAATCAAATACTTCTTGTTTTGCTGTTGTTATATTTGCCATAATCTTTCGTCTCCATTAGTATTTATGCGTTCGATAAATACAAGTACAATGCCGAGAATAAGTTTATACAAACCCGAGAAGGGCAAAGACTACGATTTCCTTGATAAGACTATAACAGAGATGTTTACAGTTGGCGGAACCGATGTTTTTGTACACAAGTACTTAGGTCCTAAGAATCCAGACGAAGCAGATGCTACTCCGTCACAGCCTCGCTATGATGCTGTAAAGGAAACGAATATACAGGACATGCTATTCATGGAAAACCGTGATAGAAAGTATGATCCGGATATCTACGTTATGCGTGGAATATATAACACCCAAGATGTTGATTTTGACATGAGCCAATTTGGTCTATTCTTAACCAACGACACATTGTTTATGACTATACCAATTAATTATAGTGTAAAAACACTTGGAAGAAAAATTATGCCAGGTGATGTACTTGAACTACCTCACTTAAAAGACGAATATGCTCTTAATGATTATCAAGTAGCACTAAAACGTTTCTATGTAGTTGAAGATGTAAACAGAGCGGCAGAAGGATTTAGTCAAACTTGGTACCCACATTTGTATCGTGTAAAAATGAAACAAATTGTTGACTCACAAGAATTTAAAGACATACTTGATTTACCAACAGAAGAAGGATCGTCACAAACACTGCGTGATGTTCTTAGTACATATGATAAGGAAATGCAAATTAATAATGCTATTCTAAATCAAGCAGAAGCAGATTCACCACAGTCAGGTTATGATACAACTTCATTATACACACTTCAAACAGACGCAGAAGGAAAACCAGAACTTGTTACTACTGATATTGATCAGTTAGATGCAAGTACTGCTGGAGAATTTGCAGATAGAGTTAATCAAACACCAGACAGAGAAGGTTATCAAGGTTACTTATTAGGTGACGGTATTCCACCAAACGGAGAAGCATTTGGACATGGCACTGGTTTCCCAACTGCAACAACAAAAGGCGATTACTTCTTAAGAACTGATCTTATGCCAAATAGATTATTTAGATTTGATGGACAGCGTTGGGTTAAGATGGAAGACAAAGTGCGTATGGACCTATCAAACAAAGATACAAGAAATACACACAAAACTGGATTTATTAATAATACAAATTCAGGAACTATTGCTGGTGAAACTATTGTTGAACGACAAAGTTTAAGTAAAGCAATGAAACCAAAGGCGGATAATTAATGTATAGATTTGGACATAACATTGCAGGACTACTATTTGCAATATTAGGAATGTATTTCTTATATCAAAACATGGGACATATAGGTCACGGACCTAATTTGTTTGGTATAGGCGAAATGACATGGATGTGGTTTACAATGGCAGTTGTACATTTTTGTTTACATGACTGTAGATGTGATTCATGCAGAGGTAAAAAATAATGCAACATTTTTATGATGGGCAAATAAGAAGATACATTACTCAAATGGTTAGACTAATGAGTAACTTCTCTTACAAAGACGGTAAGGGCGAGTTAACACAAGTACCTGTGATGTACGGAGATATTACTCGTCAAGTTGGACATATTCTTAGAGACAATAGTGAGAATAAAATTCCAAGTGCGCCACGTATTGGTGTTTATATTACAGGATTAGAATTAGATAGAGATAGACTTGCAGATGCTTCATTTATTAGTAAGGTACACTTGCGTGAAAGAGATTATGATAGTGTAAACAACGAATACTTAAACACACAAGGTAAAAATGTAACAGTAGAGCGTTTAATGCCTACACCTTACAAGTTAACTGTTAACGCTGACGTATGGTCAACTAACACAGAACAAAAATTACAAATTATGGAACAGATATTAATGCTGTTCAACCCGAGTTTAGAAATACAAACTACTGACAACTATATTGACTGGACAAGTTTAAGTGTAGTCGAATTAGATGCTGTAAACTTTAGTAGTAGATCAATGCCTACAGGTACTGAAAGCGAGATTGATGTTGGGTCATTAACGTTTAGTGCACCTATATACATTTCGCCTCCGGTTAAAGTTAAAAAACTTGGTGTTATAACGAATATTATAATGAGTATCTTTAACGAAGATAAAGGTACTATTGACCTTGGTGCTACAATGCCTGAATTAAAATCATACAATGATGAATTTGCTGAAGGTGTATTTCAAGAAGATAAAGACGGAACTACTACACGTAAGGATAGTGCAGGAATTGCCGTTACAGCATACAACGATTATGATGTACTTGTGTTAGGTAATACTGCACAACTTATACACAGAGGCATTGTTGGCAATACTAACTGGAATGGATTCTTTGAAGCGTTACCAGGTACATTTAGATCAGGACTAAGTCAAATACAATTAACAAGGGCAGACATTAATCAAAGTGTTAATGGAACTGTAGCAGTTAATCCAACTGACGAATCAACGTTAACTATTAATTGGGACGAAGATACTATTCCAAGTGATATGGTTATTACTGGATCAACTGGTGATAGAAATAAAATAAATTATATTATTGATCCTCTTAACTTTAATCCAACTACTATTAAATCAGTTAATGGGGTTAGGGTATTATTATTAGGTCCTATTGGTAGTGCAACAAACACTGATGGTGCTGATGCTTGGAAAAACAATAATGGCACAGACTTTGTAGCAGGTGAAAATGACATTATTGAATGGACTGGTACAGCATGGTCAATACTATTTGATTCAAGTACACAAACAGATATTAAATTTACAACCAATCTAAATACAGGTATCCAATACAAATGGACTGGCTCAGAATGGGTCAAATCCATTGAAGGCGAATACCGGAATGGAGCGTGGCGCATACAATTTTAAATAATTACTTGTATGAGCGACAAAATCAATTGCAGTGGTGCATTATTTTATGCATTATCAACAAAACGTTTTCTATTTTTACATAGAACTCAAAGCAAACAAAACAATGTTTGGGGACTTGTAGGCGGCCGAGGTGCTGTTGACGAATCACCTATTGATGCGTTACATCGAGAAATTCAAGAAGAAATTGGTAATACACCAAACTCTGTTAAAACTATCCCTTTAGAAACCTTTGTCAGTACTGACGAAAAGTTTAACTTCCATACATATCTTATAGTTGTTAAGGACGAATTCTTACCAACATTGAACAGTGAACATGATGGCTATGCATGGGCAAGTTTTAGCAAATATCCAAAACCTTTACATCAAGGGTTAAGGAACACACTACAAAACAAAACTAATATCACAAAGTTACAAACAGTGTTTGAATTGATCGATATATTAGAGAGTTAACATGGTAAAAGTTTACGGCGACATAATGCTGGACAGTTGGATTATTGGTAAAGCCAGTAGAATTAGTCCTGAAGCACCTGTACCAGTATTAAAAGAAATTGAAAAGAAAAACAGCATAGGTGGTGCGGCTAATCTTGCACTTAATCTTAGTAACATTATTGACAATGTTTCTTTGTACGGTGCAGTAGGTATGGACGATGAAGGGTTTGACGTTTTAAGAATACTTGAAAAAACAAATAATATAGATTGTAGCATACAGTCAGATGCAGAAGTTACAACTACTAAAACAAGATTAGTAGGTCAACGTGGACAACACATCATGCGTTGGGATAAAGAGAAAAAATACAAAGGTCAAGCACAAACAAGATTCCTTGAAAGTGTTAACAAAGAAGATATTGTATGTTTAAGTGATTATAACAAAGGTACTATTGGTGTTAATTTAGTAGAACAATTAGTAAACAAAGACTGTAAAGTTTTAGTTGATCCTAAACAAGGACCAGATGTGTACAAAGGAGCATTTCTTGTAAAGCCAAACATGAAAGAATACAAAGCATGGTTTGGAAAGTTTAAAAAAGAAACTGCACTTATAAAATTAAAAGAGTATGGGTGGAAATACCTTATAGTAACTGATGGTGCAAATGGAGTACATGTTTTAAGTAACGAATTATACTACCAACACTATCAAGAACCTGTAAGAGAAGTTGCAGATGTAACTGGTGCTGGTGATACTGTACTTGCTGTTATTGCTTATGGTATCGAGAGAGGCATGGATGTGTTTGCCGCATGTAAGTTAGCCTGTTATGCTGGTGCAAGATCAGTAGAACATAGAGGTGTGTATGCAATACAACCTGAAGACTTAAAAAGACAAATAGTATGGACTAATGGTGTAGTTGATATACTGCATGAAGGACATTTTAGACTATTAAGACATGCGAAATCCAAGGGTAGAAAACTTGTTGTAGGTATTAATAGTGATGCAAGTACAAAAAGACTCAAAGGTGAAGACAGGCCTATTAACAACCAACTACAGCGTAAAATGAATCTTGAACTTTTACCATGGATTGACGAAGTTGTTATCTTTGATGAAGATACTCCTATTAATTCCATTGAAAGATTTCAACCAGACTTAATAGTTAAAGGTGGCGATTATACTGTTGACACTGTTGTAGGTCATGAACTTGCAGAAGTTGACATTTTTCCAACAGTAAAAGATCAATCAACAACAAACATTATAGAGAAGATGAAGATATGAAAATTTTAATTACAGGTTACCAAGGATTTATTGGTTCAAATGTAGCATCATATCTAAAAGCAAAAGGACACGATGTAGAAGGCTTCCCTTGGGAACTACACAGGTACCCAGATGTTCAACGGTATGATAGAATTATACACTTAGGTGCAATTTCAAGTACAACTGAACGTGATGTTGAAAAGATTATGCAACACAACTTTGAATACACAATGAAGTTAATTGAAATTTGTGACATGATGGGTACTTCTTTACAATATGCAAGTTCGGCAAGCGTATATGGAGAACAAACACACTTTAGAGAAGACTTAGAATTAGATCCTCGTAGTCCGTATGCTTGGACAAAGTATCTTATTGATAGATTTATAACACAACACTTAGATGATTTTAGAATCACTATACAAGGCTTTAGATATTTCAATGTTTATGGTCACGGAGAAGAACACAAAGGCGATATGATGAGCCCTGTTAGTAAATTTACTAAACAAGCCAAAGACACAGGTGTTATAAAAGTGTTTGAAAACAGTGATAAGTTTAAACGTGATTTTATCAGTGTTGAAGATGTTGCAGTGATGCATGAAAAAATGCTTGATGTTGATAAAAGTGGTATTTGGAACATTGGTACAGGAGTTCCTACTTCATTTTTACAAGTTGCACAAGTTATTGCAAACAAGTATGGTGCAAAGATTGAAGAAATACCAATGCCGGATAACATTAAGGCACAATATCAAAAATATACGTGTGCTGACACTGACAAATTAAAAGAAACTATTGAGCATAAGTGCTTTAGTGTAGGAGAATGGGTAAATGGCCAATCAAACTGATTGTAAAGTTGAATGGTGGAGCGTTGTTCCTGGACTTACTAAAGTCGAACCAATCAAAGATGCAACAAAGTTCATGCCTGAATGGTTCAAACATGCACCTAAGTACTTAACTGAGGACTTTGCAGACAAAGGCACTATCAAGAACTGTCCTGGATTTATAGATTTATACAAAAATGCGTATGTTGTACCTATGTGGTGCGACTTTCACATCAAGGCGGACAATAAAAACTTT